TAACCAATGTTGTTTAAATTGCTTACTAGACCACGATTAACACCAGCTGGTGCAAACCAAGGATAAGCCACTTGATCATTGTACAAATATGTACGCAACACTGCATGACTTGCAGGAACAACAATTTGATTGCCACTTAGGTCATTTGTTTGTCCTGCTGGATAGTACAATGCCAGATACGGGCTTGATGCAGCATCGCTTGGTAATCCTGAACCGGTTTCGTTGTTAACCCAGTTTGTGATATCAACAGTGTTTGGTGCTAGATCCATTGGTGTGTCACCAATGACAAAAGCAGTATCACCACGGTTGTCGTTTAAGGTCAACATGTTGGGGATCAACTCTGGATAGTTGGGAGCGCAAATCAAATTGAAGTTGTAAATTGGTGACAGTACATCTAGATTACTGTCAATTGCACTTTGCATTGCTCCAACAATGATAGCACGTTGTGCTTTTGATCCTGCATACATGACTCCATTAGAATCAAGTCCGGCAGCACTGACCCATGCAGCACCACCATCAGCAGTGTTCAATGAGCCACTTGTTCCAGGAACTGATCCAGGATTTGGAAAACTGGTACTGTTAAAATAATCAGCAACATATTTCTTGACATTGTATCCGCTACGACGTGTGTTAAACAACAGTGTTCCACGTGCGTACAATCTTGGATCTGGTACGTCTTGATCAACCCAGTCACTCAATAACAAAGCAGGGATGCTTGGCAAACTGCCGGTAATTAAATCGGTTGTGCCACTGGTATCCCAACGTGCATCGGCAAATATGATACCGTTGAGACTGGTGTGATCTTGATTGTTGATTGCTACCCATGTTGTGCCATTGTAGCGATACAAACTTGGGAAATTTTCTAAATCACCGCTATCTAACCATAAATCACCAGCAGTTAATGCCGAACCGGTGCTCTTGGTTGTTGGAGCAGTAGTAGGAGTAATAATAACTCCGTTTGGATCTGTTGCCTGCAGATTGTATCCGCGTGCATCAAGTGCTAGGCTTGTAGATCTGTAGCCTCTCCAGTGGCCGCCATCATTGATCATGATGTCAATATCAGCAGGATTACTGTAATACCAGTAGGTTCCTGATGTTGGAGCAGTGTAAGGTTGTGTTAGACTATCATCAATACTTGATGTAATATCGCTGAAATCAGTAATGTAAACAACTCCGGTACCAGCAACATAATAGTTGCTTCCGCCGCCTGAGTAAAAACCCAATCCAGGACTGCCTGAATTACTTCCCAGTGGAGTACTTGATGTGTTTGTAAGAATAATTATACCACCTGCAGTATGAGTCAAATTGACTGTTCCGCTAGAAGTAATGCTTGCAGTAACATATGGAATGTTAAGTGCTTGAATTGCTTGTACCACCTGTGTTGCAGTGCTGGTACTTGCAGTCACTGTTTGAATTGTGGTAAGTGTTGTGGTGCCTGGTTGTGTGGCCTGTATTGTAAACGAACCACTAATGCTTGTTGCCGGTGTTGCACCAGTTGCACTTGTGACTCCAGATGCGGTGTTGACAAAGAATTTCAAACTGTTGCTGCTTGAACTGTCGTACAAGCTGTAATCGGCATACACTTGACCCACTGCAATATTTGTTCCGCCACCCAATGGATCTAGTCCATAAGTTGCTGACATTAGTCCGCCAGTGCTGCCACTTAGTGGGCCATATGCAGGAACTGTCAAAGGCACAAATGTGCTGGTTGCAGAACTGTATTGTTTTAATACCAGATTCATACCACCGCCAATTGCGCCAGTCTGCCACCAAATTGACCCGCTTGGATATCCAGTAAATGTGCCACCGCTGGGTACTGTGCTGAACCAACCGTTTGTGGGGCTGACTGCATAATTTCCGTATAATAAAATCGGGCAGTTGTAAGTTTGTGCAGTGATACCGCATTTGTTCAATGGGGTATTTGTACCATCAACCACTACCGCAGTTCCTACACCAGAACCACTATAGCCTGTGGCTGCACTGGTTACAAACAATTGCAAGTAACCTGCGCTGGTTGCGTTTGCATAAATTCCAGCAATAGCTGCCGAATTAATTGCGGCTGCAAGTCCAGCAACTGTACCCGGGCTACCGCTTGGTGTATAAGTTACTGTTGTATTATTGATACTTAAAGTATATGTGGTTGATACTGTAAATGTGGGTGTTGCATTTCCAGTAGCAACTGGCAAACTGGCTTGCCAGTTTGCAGAACCCACTTGCACCCATGTGTTGTTGTAGCTGGTGTATCCACTACCCGAAGTAGTTGTAGCACCAACTTTGTAGAATAAACGAATCGGATCTGCAACTCCGGCAGTTCCTGTACCCGAACTGTTGACAAATACCAATGCGTATTGGCCAATTTGTCCTATAGATGCTAACGGCACTGCCGGTGTTCCACTGACTTGGCTTTCGCTAGTGATCAATAACGGTGTTTGATTTGTAAAAGCATTGGTTGCAGAATTCAACTGTTGGATACCCCATGTGGTATTCACTAGGTCTAACCAATAGGTATTGTTTGCTGGTGCACCAAATGGACGCACACTGGTACCGGTCAATTGATTTAAATCAACGTCGGCACGAATTGCATACAATTGATTGCTCAATCCCAATGCCGAATAGGCTGCCATCAATCCGTATTCGTTAATTTCGCTGCCGTTAACTGGTGTACCGGCTGCACTCAACTGGAATGTTGGTGTTCCCATCTGTGTTATTAAGTCGCGTTGGCTACTGAATGATAGTAGTTGTCCGGCGTTGGCTGCGGTGGTTCCTGTGGCAGTTGCGCCATTATAAGTTTTATTTTCAGCAGTTGCTAATAAAACTAGTGGAACTGAGCCCACATTACTGTTTACGTATTGACTTTGATCGCTAACAGTAATTGATATTCCTGGTGATACTAGTGCCATGTTAAATTCCTTTATAATGCATAGTTAAAGTTATTTATCGGAATGGTGGTATTTTTGGTTAGTTAGCAGGTGCCTTTTAAAGGTTTAGCTTATAAATACACTATGAAACAACGAAAACTCTGCCCAGAATGTAGAACCAATCCGGTGGCTGTAAATTACATCCGTGACCAAGTAACACACTATAGAAGTCTGTGTGCTGCCTGTATTAGAAAACGAGCAAAATTAAAGCCCGAGGCTCCAGCATGGAGGCGATCGGGCTATACGAAAAAACCACAGTGCGAAGTCTGTGGTTTTAAATTAAAGTTGTCAAATCAAAGTGTGGTATATCACGTTGATGGCAATTTAAAAAACAACAACTGGCACAATTTAAAAACTGTGTGCCTTAATTGTCAGCAGGAATTGTTTACTAGTCGTTTGGGTTGGCGGCCGGCTAAGATTGTACCAGATTTTTAATTTGTCGATATAAATCGTCAACACTGCCATTGTTGTCAATTTCGGCATCAAATTCGGTTCCAATCCACGAATACTCGCTGGCGTGAACGTTGGGGTATTGATAGCGCATACCAATTTGCTTTTTTTCTTTATTGGGCTGACTGTGTCGTCCGTTTGATTTGTTATCAAGTAGGGCACAACTGTACCATTCAGGTAACTCGCCACGTTGAACCCAAATCACCTTGCCACCAGTGGATTTGATACTTTTGATTTCGTTGGGAAATCTACAATCACTGACGACAATGTTGTCCTTGGAATTACGCAATTTGTTTTCCAAACTGGCTATCCAAATATCATCATGGAATCCGATTCTACAGACTTCAGTGCCCCAGTATTGCAGTACCCATCTAGGGGTAATGTCTCGACCTAGTCGCTGACTCCACCAAGGATCTGGTTGTTCGCGCCATTCGCGACTTTCCTTGGTTCTGCCTTCCAGCAGTTCTCGATCCCAACCAAATATGTTCGAAACAGCATCTTTTAACGTGCTGGCAAAACTGTCTCGTTTGAATCCGTGAAAGTTAACCAAATAATCTGCCACAGTGTCCTTGCCGGACCCGATAAAACCACATACACCTATAATCATGAAAATGCTCCGTATAGGAGCATTATTACATAAATCAACAGTGTTGTCAACTAGCCTTGTACCCAAGTTAATGGTTGGCTTCCGTCCACAAACATCTTTAGATCTTCTTCCAATTTATCCATTTCTTCTTTGGCTTCGGATTTTAACGATGCACCGTTTAAGGTAGTTCCTCCACCGGGGCCAACAATTTGGCTGAACTTTTCGCGTGCTTCGCCTAGGATACGTTTAGAGAAACTGTAGGCATATTCCTGTATCCAGGGAAATGCCTGTGCATCATTGAATATCATTTGATCAGGCTTTTGATTAAAGATCCAGAGCAGAACCGATTCTTGTTGTGTTAGATCGGGATTGGCGCCTTGCCACGGCATCTTGCGTACCACAGTTAATTTCTTGGTAACCGGATTGAATGTGAAATTCATATAGCCACCAAACATCATCATGGCCAACTTTTGATAGTCCACAAACAATTCATAGTTGGTCAATCCACCTACACGTCCTGCAACCAACATATAAGTGTTTAGATAACCAGATGAGAACGGTTCAAATTGACTGGCGGTGGTTCCTGTTACTGATCCAATACCACGTCTAAATATCTGACGAACTCCCATAATTTCTTTGGGCAGTATGTATTCTTGTGTTTCAGGTAGTAGCACCAGGTGTGCATAGCTTTCTTCTGTTGAATTTTGTGCTCGTTGTCTATACTTGATCAAGGCCTGATTGATGGCCATTTCGTAGTGTTCGTTTTCCAGTTCCACGTCCACAATGCCATCTGCTAATCTTAGACGAATATAGTCTTTGATGGCAGCACGCATGCTGTCAGTGGTATTACCAATATCCCAATTGGGATCAGTGACTCCGGGAAAACTTACATCAGGATTGCCAGGGAAAGCAATTGTGCCGGCACCAGAACCTGTGTTTGCACTGAACAGGCTGGAAGAAATTACGTTGTTGTTGGCATCAAATCCAGTTTCTTGTACTACTGGGTTGTCATTTGGGTGTAGACCATTGGTCATAAAAATACTCCGTTATAGAGTATTTATACTGCCTTTAGTAGCACCACATCAGGATTTATGCGTCCGTTCATTTTGGTTTCTGTGGCCTTGATATCATCCAAGAACTTACGCAACTGCACTTTGCCGGCCTTGGCAAACTCTTTGAGAGCGACTTCGGGTTTTCTTAGTGTTTTGCTGACCGACTTTTGTTCGTCAAAGTTGACAATGCTGGTACCTTTGACGCTTAGGGTTTGATAACTGCCAGCAACGTATCGGCCCAGTTTTCGAGTTTTAATGTTAAACACCCAAACTTCGCTGGCCCCAACAATTTCTGCGGGATTGATTGACACAATTTTAAGAACGGGATCGGTCTTGGCGTATTTGAGTTTGGCAATGAGTTTTTCTTTACTGGGCGCTTTTTTAACTCGGGCTTTTTTACTGGCCTTTTTCACAGATTTGTACTGTTCCAGTGCCGCTAGTAAATCATCAATCCAACCAATTATTCTTTTAAAGTCTGCGGCCTTGTAGTGTTTATATCCTTCTACCAGTTGTTCTTCGGTTCGTCCACGTGCAAGTTCTAGTTCGCTGGCACGATTGGCATAAAGTTCTTCGTACTTGGCAATTTGACTTTGTACCACATTGTTGGCAACTAAAAAATCATATGGCTTAAAATTAGTTTTGACATTTCGAACCGCATCATCGTAGTGCCCTTCTAGTTCGCCAATGATTTCGCTGGTCTTTTCGTTCAGTCGATCTTGTATGGTTGGTGCCTTGTACACTGGTTTATCTTCTACTGTGGCGACTTCAACAGGTTCGGGATCGGCTTTGGATATGGCATCTAGGATACATTCGCTTAAAAACTCAAGGTGTCGCGATTTGAGCGGCATATTGGCACGAACGTTGGCCATGATCAAACTGCAGGCAGTCATTGGAATACTTTTATCC